TGCTGTAGTTTTCTGAGAATCCGCCGGCTGTTCGTTGCTCGTATGCGTTTACATAAATTGCCCACCGTCCATAATTGGCCGGGCCAAATCCATAGCGTGCGGTTTCGGTCCCATCCGACAAGACAAACCCCTGCCAATCTTTGTATTCCTCTGGTGGCTTTAACCATGCCGCCATCGTGAACGGATAAGACGATACTGGCCCTGTGCCAGACATATCCAGCGAAAAGTAATTTGTTCCGTCGAAGTTGTAAGCCATCAACTGACCTCATACAAAGAGACGGCCCACAGAGTCAAATCACCTCCAGCGTCGTCGGTCGATGATGTGTCGCGTGCAATGATCAACCGGAACAGGTCGCCACTTGCAACGCTGTCCTTATTGGTGAGGGTGACGGTTGCATCTAAGTCATCGCCTGGCGTTGAGCCGCTTAATGCTTTTGTGCCTGTATTCTTTATGTCAAAAGATTCCGACGTTGTAAGGTTCAACGTGTCGCCTGGTGTGACTGCTTCGCAGTAAATAAGCCAACCAGCGGTTCCCGTTGATCCTGCAGCAGAAAATTGTATATCTGCTTTGAGCGTGCCCGATGCGGTGTATTCATCTGGGAAAATAAAACAATGTGTGCCGATACCCTCTTGCGTTGAATCGTCAAAAGCCCAGCCAGATCGGTAACTCGTATTCAAGGCCTTTGAGACAAGAGCAGCAGGGGGGACAAGGTTGCGGGTTCCTATGAACGCGCTGACGGGAATTGGGAGCGTGAAGGTTCTTGCCATCTTATAAAGTCCTTGCCGTCACGGTACTGACTTGGGGGTTGTCTGCGATCCAGGCCGCCAGGTCAATCGTCACTGATTCAACCTCTTGCTCTGATGTTGCTGCGTCAACTTCTGCCCACGTTGCCCCAAGGACATCAACGCCGGTATCGATCCAGGTTCTGAGCTGACCAACGTATTCAACCTTTTGAAGTTCGCCTAAAATTGCCGCCTCGCTTTTAATGTCCGACGCATAGCAGAAGATAAACGGATCGTAACCCTCTTGTGCCAAGCTCTCGTATAGATGATCTCGCGTCTCTGACTTCTTGTCTTGCTTTGCCTGGGCAAGTCGGCCGGCATAATAGACGAGCTGGTCGGGTTGACTCATTTCAACCACTTCGTCGCCGGATATCTCCCACAGGGCAGGATCGCAGTCAGGTAGCTCCGGGTTGACAATCCATTCCTCGGTGCTGTACTCAGGAGTGTTGACGCTTTGCCTGTATTCAAGAGTGGTTCGGTGTATGACGTCGCTCATCTGTTCCTGTCCATCTTCTCAAGTGCTGCCCGGATGTACCGGACGTCATGCTCAATTGCAATCAAGCGGTCATGGTCCTCTTCGTATGTTTCAATCGATTCTCGGTTGTGACTGATCTGCGTCTGTGCAACGCCAAACGCTGCACCACAGAACAGGATGCTGGTCACGATCGAGAGAATCAATCCTGCACGCTCTTCAAGCTGCCCCATTTAATCCTTGCTTCCGATAATAAGCCAAAGACTTGCCGCCACACTGCTCGCGGCTGTAATTACTGCCGGCCAGTCCGGGACGGTTGACTTGTCACTGTCTGCAAACGCTGCCAAGGCAGTGCCGGCTGCAACGAGTAAGGTAGCAACACCGATCACCGTGGTGCGTATGTTCTTAATGTTCCCGATCATCTTGCGAAGAGTCGCCATCGATGTCTCCTATGCTTTTTTGCGCTGTGGACCACAGGGCTTTCCTGGTCGTCAGCGTTGAAACGTAGCCGCAACGGGTGCGGCTGTCTCCTGTTCTACCTTTTTTTGCGGTGGAAGTGGTAACGGTTCAGGTGCCACATGTACCACTGAGTAAAGCAGCACGCCGAGGCAGGCAATTAGTCCGATGTCTTTCATTCTTCAATGTCCGGTGTTGTTGTTGATCGAATACAGAAACCGCCGGATTCCATCCATCGCTCGGAGTCGTATCGTGTGACGTTGTAGCTGTCGCGGTATGCGCTCAGGTATCGGCCGTTTTCTTTTATCAGTCTCAAATGTGGAATGCTGTGGCCTTGCCTGCCGTTGGATAGTCCCATGCCGTGGAGCAAAACGCTGGCGTGTGCTTCGACTTCTCGCGGGATCAGGTAGACCTCTAGGGCGCGAAATTGCTTCGCAGTGCTTTCCCATCCATCGGGAAGCTCTCGCGGTATCACCCAGCCTTTAGTCGGCCAATGGTCTTCAGTGCGGCCGCTTGTCTGGTGCAGCGTGTGTTCAAATATTTTTATCTGTGAGTTGTCGCCTGCTGGCCCATCGTGGTCTGGGATCATCCCCCTGGCTATCATTTCCTCGCAACTGTCTCGCACATTGCTACCGCCCCACCTTTGACCGTCTGTAATCCGGGTGTAAAGGGCTAGCGGGCTGAACCATACGTCATGCCCTAAGCCGTTAAATTGACGGTTGTAAGCTGTCATGAACAACTGCTGGGCGGCATGGCATACACACTCGTGACTGTTGCCCTGGTGTGTAAAGCGTCCGCTGAAGTAGTCGGCCGAGCTTTTGTTCTTCTCGTGTTCCCGGATGCGGTCATCCCACTCGGATCGTGGTATGTAAAAACTGTCAGGCAGGTACTTGAGACCCGCCTGCAGCATCTCATCATCTGGCGGCACTTCTTGCATGCCGTCATCTTTGAACTCTACATCGATTTGCTTAGGGTCGATCATTTCACATTGTGCAAACGCGGCAAAGGCTGTTCAGGTCGCAATCCCCAAAAAGCCTGCCTTGGTTAATCTCTGCGTTTAGTTTGTCCTCGCCTGGCACTTTGCGGCCGCTTTCAAACTCTTTGCCAAGTGACTCTAAATCTGTGGGCCAAGTGTCCCGGCCTGGCGTTCTAAATGTTTTGCCCATTTCTTTTTCAATTGCAACGCCTTTATCAAACTCTTTGCGGTTGTTTATATACAGCCGCTTCCATTGCAGAATTCTTTGAAAGAAACATAAGGCGCAGTCTGTGCGCTCTGGTATTGATATGCCTTTATCGTCGAGGTATTCCCAGACGTCAGATATAGACCAATTCCAGTTACGCATCGGGTAAGAATGTTTTACGCCTTCAACGGTTCCGTATATTCCTTGTCGTTCTTCTTCGTCTGCTCTCAATCCAACGTAATGCATGCAAGGGGCGTTTGCTTTCAGGTACGCCATGGTCGGCTCAATTTTTAGTTGTCGCGTGCAAAACCTCATACGAAAGTTTGGAATGGCTTTATTGTCTCGGATGTTTTCAATCAGCCCATCGCCTGCGTATGGTTTGAGAAACCGTACTGGCGCGTCTAGTAGCTTTTCTAGCGTTTTGAAATGCTCAAAAACGTTCGACGGTTCGTTTCCTGTTGGCGTGGAAATGTATTTGTAATCGGTCTCTGGGTTTAGCTCACGCAGACGCAACGCAAGAGCGCAGGAGTCTTTGCCGCCTGAGAGTGCAACAATATGATTCATGCTTTTTTTATTGCCTGTTCAAACTTTATGACCTGACTATCGCTTGCACCTATTCCGGGCGGTGACATGCCAACTTTCTTTTCGATCTCTTCACAGGTGGCATTTTTTAGGCCGACTTCATCAATTAACTGCTCTACCTTGTCAATAAATTCATCTTGCGGCATCGATAATTCCCTCTTGCGTCTCTGGTAGGTCTTGCACGCTCAACACCTTAAACGGGGACAAGATGACCAGGGCAGGCAGACCGTGGTCCTGTGCTTCTTTTATTGCCTGCTGTAAATAGTTCGGCGTGAAGCCGTCGCCTGTGACAACGTGCTGGTCGACAATCCTGCTCTCGATGTCGAGCTGCTGCAGTCCGCCGATGACGTAAGGCTCGGGCTGATCTTCGCTAGATTCATAGACCACAACGGCGAGAGACGGCTCGCTTATTATCCGGCCGCCGCCAAAGACAAACGCCAATACCAAAATAACAATCAGCCAGTCACTTGCTCGCAAGGTCAATCATCCTTTTCCATGCTTTAAAATCTTCTTGACTTTCGCAAAGTGGCGCACAGGTTCTCAGGGTTGTCTCTAAGGGATCTGCTCGCTTGGTCAGCTTGCCTAGATATTGCCAGGGCTTTGCCTTAAGAATGACAAAGACGACCACGCCGGCCGCTGCCGCTATTTGAATCCAGCTCAATTGAGGCTCTCCGTTAAGAGTGTGAGATATGATTTACCCTTGGGGACCGGCACGTTCATGTGAAAGAATGACCCGTCAGACGCCACCATTTGTAACCCAAAACCGTGAGTCCATGTTGTAGGGTTCTGATTCATCCAGAGCGGTTGCAACTTGCACCCGCAGCCGGGCGACCAGGCACCAATGCCGCCGCTGGCAACTGTCTTAGAGTGGTAGCTGTCCATTCGGTGCGTATGACCATAGACCACGTTGCCGCCGACTTTGTCCAGGTGTGCCTTTGCTGCGTTCTGTGCGGTGCTTATCCCATGCACAAAATGGCATTTGCCGAGCTTAATCATTGCCATTAGCGGCAGGCCCATGTACATCTTGCCTTGTTGGTAGTAGTTGATTCCTCGCTCTTCTAAGTGCAATACGTGTTCTGGTCCATAGATCCGCATGAGTGCCTCGGCTTCTTTGTGGGGGTAGGCTGTCCCGCTTCGCTTTGCTGATGTTACGCAATATTTTTGTATCCTGTGCTCGTGGTTGCCTTCCATGTAGTGGAACTCTGCACCTGGGCAAAGCTCTTGCAGCTTATCGAAAAGGCTGTTGGTTGCTGCAACGTCATCCTCGAATGTGTAATGCTTGTCAGATACTTCCGAAACGTAGCCAAGCGTATGATGCTGAGCCAAAAAGCTTCCGCACTCTAGGGCATCGCCAAGGTGAACAACTTGCTTGATGTCGAGCTGCTCGATGTCGCCGAATAATGCCGCCGCCCACTTCTTGTCAATGTGGCAGCCATGCGTGTCGGGAACGATCAACCGGATGAAATCGGTCTTGCTGCTTTTTCGACGCTTTGCGGTTGGCATCGTGTGCCGGGCACTGCGGGCATCTTTAAGCTGTTGCTCTAATTGAGTGATCCGGGCATCCTTTGCAGCCAGGTCATCCTTGACCGCTTCACTTGCCGCCTTGCTTCTCAGGCTCATCGAGGAAAGCCCCCAGGGTTGCGGGTGATAAGGTTCCGAGTCCAAACTCTTCGCACACTAAGTCAGATAACGCTTTTTTTGTTACGTGCTTGAGGTCGCCAGCTCGGTAATCCTCTCGAAGTGCAATCAATTCAATCTTCTGGGCAGGTGTGATTCGATCAACCAGCCGCCTTTGACCGCCTTTTAACTTTTTAGCTCTCGTCCTTAAGCTCATGAATGACAATGATCTCTTCGATCATCCCCCGTGGTATTTTCCAGATGGTCCCAATTACATCGGCACCGTTTGACGTTGCAATTGTTACGTGATCATTCCGTTCTGCCATCAAAAACCCCACGCTGTAGCAGGGTTTTAGCTTTTCCGTTGCATACTCATACGCTTCGTCAAGCGGCATCCATCGCTCGTCAGCACTAGACTCCGCATCGAGCCACTTAATCAGAACCACTTTCTTCATTGTCTACATCCTTGAAAGAGTCACGATCTGCAAGCTGTTCGGCAACAAGTCTTTCAGGAAGTCCTAGCATCTTGGCGGTGCGTTTAATCTGTGCGTTTTGTTCGCTGCTCAAGTTGTCCATGATTTGCCCTCGAAAGTTTTAAAAGGTCAAGGAAATCATACCAAGTTATGACAATTTGAGTTTCTCCGTGGTCTTCCCGGATGGCCTGAGCGTCAACGTGTTCCGATGGCTTGAGGTAGCTCGGGAGCTTTGCCCGCCGCTTTGCCTGGATCTTGAAGCCCTCAACAACGAGGTCAACTTCTGCGTGTTCACCAATCGATTCGCCGTTACTGCCCCACGCACGCTTAGCATCTAAACCGCTAGCAATAGCCTGGTTGACCAGTTCCCTCTCGTATGCGTTGCCCTTACGCTTGGATGCGTTCGGCATCTTGCTCGGCCTTTCTTTTGGTTGCCTGGATCTGTGCCTGGTGTGCTGCTTGCACTGCCTGGTTGTGATCGTCTGGAATCTGCGAGTTTTGAAAGTCAATCAAAATCTGCGCGCACTGTTGTATCTTTTTCAGGTCTTCAATGCCGCCTTTGCTCTTCCAGCGGGTGACGTACTGGATAATGTCGCCTTCGTATTTTCCCAGGTCATTGCCGAGAATGTATTCAGCCGGCTGGATTGCCAGGCTTGTGTAATGCGTTCCGCCTACTTGTCTTTTAAGTGCTTCCATTGCTTCCCCTTAGTTGATTCCATCGTGCCTGTTCTTTTGCTTTGCATACCTCGCAGAAGTCAAGCCAATACTGCCGTGCTTCCGTTGATCTGCTTTCGCGTTCTGTTACGAGCCGCATCTGCTCTGTCTGTCCCTCCCGGTTGCATACGTCGCAATAGTGTTTAGTTACTCGCATAACAATCTTGTCTTGTCGGGCCGTTGCACTGCCGGTAGATTTCACGCCAAAGCTCTTTGCGGTCAACAAACACGCATTCGCTGTGGTACGCGCCGCCATTCCACGGCGTTTTTTGCTGCCGCACCTTATAAACCTTTTTCCATTCTCGCCACCTGGCGTTAAACGCCGCGCACAACATCGGGAACGGGACTAGGCAAAACCGTTTTGAATCGGTCCAAAGCCAGAGAATGTAATCGCACCGCTTCGATTCGTCCCTCGTCCAGCCAACTTTTTCTTTTTCAATCACAGACCACGTCTCAAGTGCCAAGTCGTCCTCCTCTGGATGCGTTGCAGCCCAATCAATCTCCCGAACTTTAGCGTCAACGCCTAGCATCTTTCCGCCAACCATCTCTACCCACCAGTCAACGCCGATTCTGTCATTGTCGGTGCAAGACTGGTGAACCTTGCGGGCACCTGGAATGCAGTTAACAAGAACGTCACGAACGTTTCCGCTAGCGGCGGTGCCGTTAGACATAACCAGCCGGTCGTCAAAGCCATACTTGCGCGGCGTCATTTGCTGGCTTCCCCCCAAGTGACCCAGCCGGCTCGGCTGCTGCGCGAAAACATTTCGATGTAAGGCCCAGGGCTACACGACTCGACTAGGTCCAAGAATGACGACGGCTTGCTGCTGTGGCCGCCTACGCCACGTTCAGACATAAACGCTGTGCCAACGTCTTTGCGTTTCAGCGGCTGACTCCCTTTAACCCCAAATAAAACGTGCTCAGTCTGGCCGCGAAAGTAGTTGCCCATGCCGAAATGCGGCTTTACCCACGTAACGGCAGTGATGTAGCGAAATCCCCACGCATCAAGCAGACGAAAGCCCTTCGGAAGAGATCTGTTTGTAATCCAAAGGTAGATATGACAGTCATCGTCAGCCAGGCCAGCAACGTCTAGACGTTCTAACTGACCAATCGACATAGTGCTGTAGTCTGGGCGAGCTCGGCCAAGCTGGTCTTGATCGCCTTCGTCGCCCCAATCCCAAGGCGGATCAATCACGATAGTGGCGTAACGTGCGGCAGACACCGCAGCCGCCTGCCCTGGGGCTGGCACGGCTGCAATCTTCTGGCGGTTCTCTTCCCGCCGCTGCTCGCGTGCCTGCTCCTTCAGTTCCCGCTTTACTTGCATTACAGGTCGGCCATCGTTAATTGCCTGTTGTAAATCTGGCGTCTGTGCTACTTCTTCTGCAAACCTTCCGGCTCGGCGTACGGTTTTTTCGTCAACGCCATGCTCTGCGGCAAGAGTGTCTGCGGTTTTTGGGGTGGACAATTTGCCCGCCCCAAATTCACGATCGGTTCTGCCACCTTGAGCCTTCTTCATTCGGTTGTATCTGCGGCCGAGAAGTAACCGAAAAGCATCAGGGCTCAGGTTCCTGCGGCCTAGCTGATTGGCGTCAATCCAATCGCATACGTTTTCGCGGCTGTCGAATGAAACAGGCTTGACATCATAAGGCAGGTTCAACCGTGTGCAGATTTCGTAGCGGTTGTGACCGTCGACAAGAATGTTTTTTTCTTGCCATACAATCAACGGATCGCGAGCACCGCCATGATCAATAATGTTTTGCTCAAGCTGCTGCCGCTCTTCTTGCGACAATGCCGGTATTGATAATTTGAATTTGCTGTCAATTTCAATGTCTATAGATAATGGCATCCTTGCCTCCCCTAAAAATAACCCTGTGATGCGTTCGATCGTGACGCCGGTAATGCACACGCCAGGCAATACCGCCGAAGATAATCGCAAACAATAAAAGCCAGGTGATGTGCTTCAACTCATCGCCTCCAAATCATCCAGCGCCTGGTGCAGCTCCGACATCGGACACGCGAAGCGTCTGCCCGGACGTAAGGAGCGAAGGAAAATAATGTCGAGTTCGCCTCTTCGCATCTTTGCCGCACACGCCAGCAGGGCAGGGCTTTCCTTGTCGACCCTTCCGTGGCAGTTGTTGTGAAAAGCACCGCAAACAGGCAACCAGTTGCGAGGATCTTCGTACATCGCCGCAATGCTGTTGCGTGCTTTGGCGTTCCTGCCTGCGATGTGGTGAACTTCTGTTGCCCAGTATCGGTTACACACTGCACACCGCTTGCCGATAAGCCATTCCTGCCGTTGTCTTGCATAGTCTCTGTTCCTTTTTGCGTGTTTACTGTTCTCGCGTTTCATTCGTCCCGCCCCATGCGGTCGCATTTCAAAACGTCCATCGCCAGCGTGTTTTCAATTTCTCGATAGATGTAGTCCGGGTTGAAGAAAATCTGGTTTTGAATCTTGGCAAGTTCCAGGTATCCCTCCCATTCCCGGCCACACTTCAGGACAAGGTCAATATTCATGTCATCCTGTGGCTCTTGTGCAAGTCGTCGCCCTTTTTCCTGTGCCTCTTCTGCTCGATTAAAAAGACGTTCAACTCTTTTCGTTGTGTCGAAGTCGCAAGAGTCACAAAGAACTTCAAAAGCAAACGGCTCTTTACATCGCATGCATTCTGTGTCGTCAATCATTCTTTTTCGCCTTTTTTCTTCTGTCTGCTCTTATGTATCCAATGAAACGTCCACAGGAACACTTAACCTTGTAAGCGTTTTCTTTTTCCACCCATCGCTTGCGCCAGTTCTTATGATTCATCCAGCAGCTTCGGTTCTTACATGTCATCGATTTGGTAGGTTTTGAGGTAAACCGCCCCCTTACCCCCACTAGCTCTAACCACAAAAAGCCAGCAAGTGATAAGGGAGCAGGTCATCGACTCGGCTAGGCCCGTCAGCGACCGCATGCAGTAATTTCAATGTTGCGCCCCAGGTGCGAGGGCTAAACCATCTGCACCACTGCATCGCAACAAGTGGCCCGATATAGTCCGCAGACAGTCGGGGGCCAACCGTTTGGCAATCAGTGCCTTTTAAGTGCTTCTCTTAACGCATCTCTCGCAGACGTTCCCCGCCTTCGGTACTCGTCGGCCTGGCGTGCCTGATCCGCTTCTTGTTCGATCTTCTCAAGTCGTTCCCGCTTCTTGCGGTCTTGACTTTCTTGGTTCTCGATTGCCTTATCAATAAATGCGTCAATATTCGATTCACGCAGGGCTAAATCCATGCGGTCGTATGCTCTGCCTCGGTTGTTTTTGCCGAGGTAAAATTCATCAAGGAACATACCGTCAATTGCGTCACACATGTCTTGCACGGTGTAGCCGTCTTTGTGGCGAGCTGCGATGGCTTTGCGGTCTGCTGGCTTGAGCTTTCGCCGGGGCCTATAACTCCGATAGTGTTCATCTACTTGCTGGTACGTGTCCATTGCATCCTTGCCTGTGGTGACGGTGCGTATGTTGCTGCCATTTTGCCCGTAAGCGAACAACGTCGCGGCTTTGTTTTGATGATCCATCCATGCCTCACTAACTCGTGGAATCGTTTTCTTAGACTCTCAGCGTTGTCTCGGCCCTGAACTAACTCGTTCGCAGTGTTTCTTGCACTAAAATGGGATGTCTTCCGTCTCAGGTTCGTCAACTGTTTCCTGCTTTTCGGCAGCCATACGGTCAATCATTTCGGGAACTGTTTCATTTTTCTCTACGTCATTGCCTATGCTTTTATCGAGCATTTCACGCAGGTGCTTGTCTGTGGGGTCATCGTATTCCGGTTTCGGTTGCCAACTTTTTTGCAGCCATTCCAAGTAGCCTGTCTTGCCGTCTTTTCCTGGCGGGAGCTGCCCTAACTTGACGCCTTTGTGCTTTCCAAAATGCAGCTCGCACTCGTGCCACTCTTCTCGCTGATCTTCTGGCGGCATTTCTACAGGCATCTCTGCCACTCGTTCCCGGTGTTTGCTGTTTTCACTTTGTCGCCTCAGCGGTGTGATAGTGGGCGACCGCTGTGCAATGGCGTTTTCGACTTCGTTTGCGCTCGCGTATTCCGTGCCGGCAAAACCACAAGCCGCCAACGCTCTGCCTATCGCGGACGTCTCGCAGTTTTCAACCGCAGATGTCTGATTAATCTGGGTGCTTCCAAACTCTTCCATTGCATGACCGACGCCGATAGTTTTGCCCTGGGCGTCGATGACCTCAGCCTTGAAAAGCACCCTTAATTCGTCGATCTCAAGCAACTGCGTCAGGATTCCCAGGCCGGAATCAATCGGGAACGCCTCGCGGAGCTGATTGACTCGCTCCGGTACTGTCACGTACTGCTTTCCATGAATCTCAATTGGCATCCTGCTCTCCCAGAAGTTGAATACATCGGAACGTGACCCACGCTTGATTGAGCGCGTTAAGAAGTCGGAACTCTTGATCGGTCACAGCAGTCTTCTGATGCTTTTCAAGAGCCGCCAGAGAGTTTTTTTCACCCTCTTTAGCTAAATTGATCGCGTCTTCCATTTGTCCATCCTTGAGTTGAAAAAGAGCCGCTCCCTAAGCATCCTGCTTTCGATCCTTCGACAAGGGAGCGACTGAAAAGACCACCGTAGAAACCACCGAAGAGACGATTTTGCGCTGTGGTCGAAGGGAATTTGCTCGATTTTGAGCCTGCCCAGACAGAACATCTGGACAACATCAGAAAATGATCGGGTGATCCTATTGACCCCCAGTCAAACGCGCTAGCCAAGCTGCGCCACACCCCGATTCGTATTTCTTGCTTGTTTTCTCGCATCGCTTCCTTCTCGAATGCGTGACCACCTTGACTACCACCCCTATATACAATCGGGATATGCAGGCTGCAAGTCCAGTTAAACGGCAAGATGTAATTTTTTTTGCAATTCCTCCGTAATGCTGTCAACGCTTGCACGTATGTAGAACTTCATGGTCGTAGATACGTTGCTGTGTCGCATCAATTCCTTAAGGTCCGCAGGCATTAAAGCCCTTGACCAACGGGTTCCAAAGGCCCTTCTTATATCGTGGGCCGTAGCTGTCTTGCCGCCGACATCAATGCCCGCTCCCAGCTTGCCGACTATCTTGCCCACTTGGTCAGCGTTCACAGGCATCTGCCACACCTTACCTTCCCGGTCGCGTTCGCTCAAGTAAGCGGCAAAATCTGGCGGCATCGGTGCCAAGTAGTGTTTTTTCTTTTTGTCGCTGCCGTGGATGTGGTAGCAGGGGGTTCCTGACAGATCCACGACAAAATCATCGCTTGTGTCCCAGGATAGCGTAAG